TGCAGCACAACTATTAGGAAGAACTTCTCTTGCTTTTTCTGGAGTAGCTCCTAATTCAATAAGCTTGAAATAATCTGCTTCATCTCTTTCGCAAGCATCTTTCCATACTTTATAAAGGTCAGATCCTTCTTCAAAATAAATGGGTTTAATCACTTTAATTCCTTTACCAAATTTATCCTTAAAATAATTTACATACCTCTGACTTTCCATTGCAAAAGAGAAAACACGATGACGAACAAATTCATGAGTTACTCCTCTATTGCAGGTAATTCTAAAGGTTCTTCTCTTATAAAAATTTGGAGTGTATTTTGTCTGATATTTATTCATCAGATCTTCAAAATCATTTTCTACAATAACTCTATAATTAGTAGTTACATAAGAAGTTCCATCATCTCCTATTTTATATTTAGTATATTTATTTCTAAGGAGATTAATTATTTTGAACTCTAATTTTTTGCCTTCAGTATCTCTAGTATTAAAATCTGGAATGGCTAGATAGACAGTTCCATGCTCAAGCATTGCTCCATGAGCATGCTTGCGAAGCATATTTACAAACTTCTCTGCACTGCCTTCACAAATTCTATCTTCTGATTTATAGCAAGTTCTTCCACAAAGTTCAATTTGATTAAATAGATCTTCTTGAATTAATTCTTTTACTTCAGGCTTAATTATTCTCACTATTTTTCTCCTCTATTTTTCTCATATAAGCATCCCACTTAGTATAAGCATAAGGGTTAGTTAGAAATTCTACTCTATATTTAGTAGCATCTTTTAAGAATTCATTTTTAATTCTATTAGAAATCATAATTGTATTAGAATAATCTTTCTTAGTATTCCCTCTAAAGAAAAGTCTAATATAAGATTTTCCATCATTATAAAATCTAACTAACTTAAAAGGAAATCTTCTAGCTCTTTCTTCATCAAATAAAGCTTCTATCTCTTTATCATCAGTAAGAAGATTTCCGTCTTTATCTACTGCCCACTTATTTAGATCAATGCCTAATTCTATTAGAGACCTTAAATTTAGATTTAAATAATCTCTAAATTTTCTTTTGCTAGGCAATGAATTATCTTCTGAGATAATTATAAAACCGTCTGTTGTTTTACCAAAAATCATATTTACTACTCCTTTTAAGATTATATAATTCTATACAGTTTTTACATCTAGAAAAATAGAGAGATCTTAAATGATCTCTCTAAAATATTTATGTAACCCGAGCATCTGGTAAATCTCTGTTTTTCTTAAACCACTCAGTATCCTTAAATTTTTTATTATTATTAGTACATCTAAGGGTTAATTTGTCCTCCTTAAAATAAACAATAATATTGCCATTTAGAGAAGTAAAGCCAGAGTCACTAACTATAGTTGTCACATAAATTGCATCTGTAAACTTACTAATATTATTGACAAATTGTTGTGAAGGAAACATATTAGCAATATTACTAGTGTACTCATCACTTCCACAACAGCAACAAACACATACAATATCAGGTTTAATTACTTCTAATAATTTAGTAGTGTTTGAAGTTGGAGATCCGTGATGACCTCCCTTAAATAAATTACATTTAGGAAGCTTATTTTTCTCTACTAGAGATTCTTCTCCTTCTTTTTCTAAATCTCCAGTAAATAAATAATTAATTTCTTTGTAAGTAAATAATAGGCAAACTGAATAATTATTCTCATCAGAAGATTTTTCTTCATAATATTTCTAATATAGAATAGACATTTTTACATCTTCTGATATCTAATATTCTCTTTTAGCCCCATTCTTATTATTCCAACATTCTAACGCAGTGTAATGATTTGCCTTTTCTGCATCTCTTTTTGACTCATATTCTTGTTTAATTTTAGATGTTGCATTAGTTCTTGGATAATCAATAATAGTTTCGGTTTTATAGTGATCAAATATTCCTTCTTGACCTGATAATCCAATAAATCCAGCTATGTGATCTTGATGAGCATGAGTAGCAATTACATACTCTAAAGTATTATCTGTACAAAATTGATCTACATAATTAATAATAGTTTGGGCTGAATTCTTTCTAGATCCAGCATCAATAAGAATATCTACATCTCCAACTTTTATATAAGTACAATCTCCAGTGAATTCATTCCCTAATTCTAAAAAATGAATTGAAAAATTGCTATCTCCTATCACCTAAATATCTGCAGAGTTAAGAGGTCCCTCTTCAGAAGCAACTTCTTGTTTTAGAGGGTCTATATACTTCTTAATTTTATCTATAAACTAACAACTAGTAGATATAAAAATAAATGCTAATAATTAAATTGAAACTAAAATTATTTTTATTCTCTGTCTCATATTGTTTCCTCTATTACTTTTATATCTGTAGGGGCGGAATTGTTATTACTAATAAAGAAGAAATCATAATCTCCTAAATCTTGCAAACAATCCCATAATTCATTAGATATTCCAACTTCATCAAAATGCCTTAATGATTGAGATATTTTCTTTTGGCTTAAAAAATTAAATTGATATTGCCCGCAGATAAAATCTTTTACTATTCTTTTATAGATAGAATCAGGTTGAGATTCTATTTCATCTTGATAATCACAAACCCATTCTCCCAATTTAGTAAGATCATTCTTTTTAATCTTCCATAATTTTAAGACCTGCATATAGCCTCCTTAGCATTATCCATTAACATAGCTACTGTCATAGGGCCAACTCCACCCGGAACTGGAGAATAATATTTAGAATAAGTTTCCTTAAAGGATTCACTTAAATCTCCACATAATTTCCCATTTTCATCTCTATTCATACCTACATCAATAATAACTCTATTATCTTTATTTACTTCAAACCCACTATAATATTCGTGTCTATTATCTTTAAAATATTGAATAGCATCATTTTCAGTAATTAAATTTGCTTTACCTACAGCACTAACTACTATATCGGCATAGGCAAACATTCTTAATAGAGTAGATTTTGGGGTTTTACTATGAGCTTGAATTACAGTACAATCTTCATTCAGCAATAATTTAGCTATCGGTTTACCCACTATATTAGATCTTCCTATTACAAGAGCTGTTTTACCTTTTAGTGAATAGTTAGGAATGGATCTAAGCATATAAAGAATTCCTTTTGGAGTACAAGGAATAAATTCAGAAGTTAAATTAAATCCATCTACATCTAAACAATCAGGAACTATATCTATAATAGTTTTCTTTTGTTTCTCATTTAGAGTTTTAGATATTATAGGAAGTTGAATGATCATTCCGGCTAAAGAGGGATTTACTTCTTGGGCTGCATAACCATTAGTATAAATTAAATCAAGAAGAGAATAATATATAAAATTAAAATCTTCATCTTCAGAAAATCTAATATTCTTAAATTCTAATCCAACTTGCTCCGCTGCTTTTTGTTTATTCCTTACATAAACTTTAGAGGCAGGATCATCCCCAATTGTAACAACTATTAATTGCTTCTTAGGGTAATTAACTAATTGGTTTTTACATTTATTTAAGATATCTTGGGATAATTCTTTACCATTAATAATCATTTGCTCTTCTCTTCTATTTTCCAACCGGAAGGATAATTAGAAAAATTATCCATACAAAACCTATACATGGGGCAACTTTCACAATCAAAATTTTTCTTTTGATGCTTTAAACATAGTAATTTAATCTCTTTTAAAGTTTTATTATCCATAATAACCTCCATAAGAATCCCAAATCTGATTCTTAAATATATTTAATTCTTTAGGATTTATTTCCCCCATATCCGCAAGATGATTTAATACATCAATATTAGCATTTATCATCGCTTGACAATAAACTAATCTGGTAGCATTATTTCTAGCTTTTCTTTTTTCTTCTCAGTATTTAAGAATGTTATTTTGAATATATTTAGGATCTATCTCTACCCTATTTCTAAAAGATTGAAAATTCATTTTGATAATCTCTCTATCTCTCTATTAACATACCAAGCAGCTTTTCTAAGATCTTCTAAGGTTTTTTCTTTCTTAGATAATTCCGCATCTGGCTTTAATCCGCATCTTGAAATATATTTAATAGCAGATCCTAAATTAAAATTCAAATCCCAAGCTTCTATAACATTTATAGCTTCATAAGTACCTGGGTGATAATGATCTGGATGATTTACCATCTCCTTTTTATTAGGAGTTGAGAAACTTACTTTTTCTATTTTAATTTTAGAACAATCTACCTCATAGACTTCATTACCATCAGAAACTTTAAGATAATCTCCATCAGATTCTATTACAATACCAAATATACTTTTACCATTAAGGGTAAATTTAACATAATCTTTTTCTTTAAACATATTAAAATCCTCCAGTTTAATATACAGTAAGATAGCCCTCAAATTTATTGAGGGCATTTAATTATTTAATTTTAATTATTCTTTGGTTTGTAGAGCCCCTAAAAGAAAGAGATATATCTCTTTTTTCTTGGATAAAAGCCCCATCAACTACTACATCACACATCTTAACTATATCTTCACATTCAGCATTTAATTGCTCATAAATATAGCCAGTATACATCCAAATAGAAATAGAATCTCCAAATTCTTCTCTAATTTTAGTTATAAGAGTTTTTACATCCTTCCTATTACATTTCATCAATGGATGACCTCCGGAAAGAGTAAATCTAGTAATCTCAGGCCTTTTTAGTTCTTTTATAATTTCTTCCTCTTGTTTTTTGGTAAATTTTTTACCTGAACTAGGATCCCAAGTTTCTTGATTATGGCATCCTGGACAATGAAGATCACATCCAGAAACCCAAAGAACTACTCCTAATCCCTCTCCATTTGCTACATCACAAGTTGTTATTGCTTCATAATTCATAATAGCCATTCCCTCTCTTCATCTTCTAATTCTTCAAAATAATCT